TATGAGACTGGGTGGTGGGGCTGCTGCCAGCGGCAGCAGCGACCATGTGCCCGTTCTGGGTGAGGATTTTACCTACACAGGCAGCTGCGAAGTCATTGACGACAGCGACGAGGTATCCGGCGTACAGTGGCGAATCAAGTTTCTGACGTCAGGCACGCTGGTCACGGCCAAAGACATGACAGTGGATCTGTTTTTGGTAGGTGGCGGGGGTAATGGGGGTGCTAATGGTGGTAAGACGGGTACCGGCGGATATTCTGGCGCCGGCGGTGCCGGTGGCTATACCGGTACATTTAAACAGTTGACGATTTCCGCACAAACCAGCTATTCGGTTGTTATAGGTGGCGCTACGGGCGCTTCTAGCATGTTGGGGAAAAGTGCGGGAGGAGGCTCTTCCGGTTATAGAAATACATCAGTGAGTAGTTTTGGATATGGTGGCGAAGGTGGCTCTGGCGGCGGAGCTGGCGGCTGCGGTGCTTCCTCCAGCGCTTTGGCATTTCGTGGTGGCAATGGCGGCTCAGACGGTGGCAATGGCACTATGACCATGAGTGGCGCAGCCGCGTATGGTACCGGACAAGGCACAACTACCCGTGAATTCGGAGAGACAGGCGCTACATTATATGCCGGCGGAGGCGCGGGTGGCGCAGGCGGCACATATTCGGCCGCTGGAGCTGCTGGCGCGGGCGGCGGAGGTGCCGGTGGCGCAGCCGAACGAAATGGCAGTGCAGGTACGGCAAATACCGGCGGCGGCGGAGGAGGTGCCGGATGGTACTCCGCTATGGGCGGAAAAACTGGTGGCTCAGGCGGTTCCGGTATCGCTATTATCCGAAAAGCCAAGAATTAAGGAGGTGCCGCAATGAATTACGCACTGGTGGAAAACGGGGTCGTGACCAACATCATCTGGCTGAACGAGCGGAACGCGGGGGAGTGGCCCAACGCGGTACGGCTTTATGAGAGGATGGTGGAGGTGGGGGACACCTATGACGGGGAGAAGTTCCGGCGCGGCGGCACGGAGGTGCTGACGGCGGCGGAGGCGGCCCAGATGGAGGCGGCGGCGTATGCCGCGGCGCTGATGACGCTGGGGGTCGAGGTCGCGGAACCTGTGGGGGAGAGCGAAGCCTCCCTCTGAGAGGGAGGTGGCAGCCGGCAGGCTGACGGAGGGAGAGAATAAAAGTCTCAGATTCTCTCCCCCAGTCACCTTCGGTGACAGCCCCCTCCCAGAGGGGGCACAATCCCTCAGTCGGCTACGCCGACAGCTCCCTTTACACAAGGGAGCCTTTGGAAGGGCGGCCGCAGGAGTGAGGGGCATGAAAAAGCCCCGCCGTGAAAAGGCGGGGCGGGGCTCATTGCCATGACAGGTGCAGCTGGCGCTTCTGGGAGGCGCAGTCGCGCAGGTACAGATTGATCAGGGATTGATAGGGGATGCCGGAGACGGCGGACTGCTCCTTGAAGTAGTCGATGGTGGCGCTGTCAATATTGATGGTGACCTGACGCTTCAGGCTTTTGGCATAGGGGTTTTTGCGTCCGGCGGAAAAATCGTATTCCTCACGCATGATTCACACCTCACTTTCCATAGTAGCGGCTTTCGGTTTTTGTTGCTTTTCGCGCGGAGATGATGCGGATGACCGTATCCGATTCGCGGCAGCAATGACAGACCACAAGCAGATTCGCCTGCGTGCTCAGGCCAAGAATGATAAAGCGTTCTTCCTCCTCTGAGTGCTCGGGGTCGTCGATCACAAGGGCGGCGTCGTCATAGAACACGGTTTTGGCCTCGTCAAAAGAGACGCCGTGCTTTCGCAGATTGATGCGGTTTTTGTTTTCATCCCATTCAAATCTAATCATTCCCATAAGTACATTATAATTATACGATAATTATTTGTCAAGCGTGAAAAGGGGGTAGAAAAACACCCATGAGAACAGACATTATGGAGCAGGCGCAGGCGATCCGGGCGGCGACGCTGCGGGCGCTGGGCCACATCACAGAGGACAATGAGCGGCTGGTGGTGAGCGTGCTGTACCCCAACTGGGCGGCAGGCAGCCACGCCGTGGGCGACATCTACACCGCTGAGGGGCAGGTGTGGGAGTGCTTTCAGGCATATGACAACGCCGTGTATCCGGACATCGTGCCGGGGAGCGCGGCATGGGGGACGTTCCACCGGCCGCTGCACGGGACAAACCCCGATACGGCGCGGCCCTTCGTGGCGCCGACGGGTGCCCACGACATGTATAAGGCCGGGGAGTACATGACGCTGGAGGGGACGCTGTACCGGTGCCTGGAGGACACGGCATTCAGCCCTGCGCAGTACGCGGCGGCATGGGAGGTGGCATCATGACAGAGGCCATCATCGTGGCGGCGCTGGGGCTGGCAGGGACGCTGATCGGCAGCTATCTGGCCAACCGGAAGAGCACCGCCCTGATCGCCTACCGGTTGGAACAGCTGGAAGCGAAGGTCAGCAAGCACAACAATCTGGTGGAGCGCACCTATGCGCTGGAGGAACACATGACGCTCATGGACGAGCGGCAGAAGGTAGCCAATCACCGCATTGCGGATTTGGAAAATGACGTACACAACATTATGGGACAGGCCAATTAGGCCGGAAAGGAAGAACAACATGAACGAGACCATCAACACCATCGGCGTGGCCACTGTGGCCGCCATCATCGTGATCTGCTATCTGATCGGCATGATCGTGAAGGCAAGTCCCCTTCAGGACAAGTGGATCCCCATCGTCTGCGGCGTGTGCGGCGGCATCATCGGCGCACTGGCGCTGCTGTTCGGCATGCCGGAGTTCCCCGCGCAGGACTATTTCACCGCCGTGGCGGTGGGCATCATGTCCGGACTGACGGCAACCGGCGTGAATCAGATCGGCAAGCAGCTGGCAAAGGAATAAACGTACATCAGCGCAGCCCCGGCCGCCCACATCGGGGGTCGGGGCCGCATACTTACGGTGAAAGGAGATCGAAGAAATGGCACTGGAAGTACAGCAAATCAAAGATATGCAGAGCTGGTACGGCACAAAGGCAGACGGCATCTGGGGCAAAAACTCCACCACGGCGGCAGGCGGCCGCGATGCAGGCAGCGCCTACAGCCTGTACGCAAGCAACAAGAACCGGTACAGCAGCTACACGGACTATATGTCCTATGGCGGAGGCCGGAACACCGGCAGCTCCTCCGGCGGCAGCCAGAGCAGCAGCACCGGAAGCGCCGGCAGCCTGACCGCCGCGCAGATCAAGGAGATGCAGAGCTGGTACGGCACAGCGGCAGACGGCATCTGGGGCAAGAATTCCACCGCCGCCGCATCCGGCATGGGGGCCAACGCCGCCTATACCATGTACCTGAACAACAAGAGCAAGTACGGCAGCTACTCCGCCATGAAAAGCGCCCTGAACGGCGGCAGTCAGAGCAGCAGTACGGGCAGTTCGGGAAGCACAGGTGGTAGCTCCGGCGGCTATTCCGGGGGATACACCGGCAGCGGCTACAACAACGGCGGCCTGACGGACGCCCAGATCAAGGAGATGCAGAACTACTACGGTACCACAGCAGACGGCAAGTGGGGACAGAACTCCTCCGCCGCGGCCGGCGGTCTGAGCGCGGCGGATGCCTGGAACCGCTATCAGAGCAGCCTGACCACGCCGGACACCGGCGGCTATGATACCGGATACGATACCGGCTATGACTACTCCGGCCCCATGAGCTACAGCGACTACTTGCAGCGGGTGGGCGGCGACGACTACCAGGCGGCGGTACAGAAGGCCATCGAGGCACAGGTACAGGCGGCCACCGACCAGTACAACAGCCAGATCGAGAACGCGGGCAAGGACTATGAGGAGAACGCCCGGCGGGCCTACATCAACAAGATGATGAGCCAGCGGAATATGGACCAGGAGCTGGCAGCCAACGGCGTATACGGCGGCATGGCGGACAGCCAGCGGATCGCCAGCGAGACCAACTATGAGAACGACCTGACGGACCTGACAAACCAGTATCAGGCCACCATCGGCCAGCTGCAGCAAGCCATCACCAGCGCACGGCTGGCGGGCGACGCCCAGGCGGCGGAGGCCATGGCCAACTATCTGAGCCAGGTGCAGGCCCAGTACGCCAGCTATCTGCAGAACGAGCGCAGCATCCAGGCGGAGATCGACATGTTCAACCGCCAGCTGGCCGCCCAGCAGGCACAGGAGGCACGGGCAGCAGCCTATTCCGGCGGCAGTTCTTCCGGTGGGTATTCCAGCGCCTACTCCGGTGGCGGGAGTGGCTATGATGCAGAGGTCGCCGCGCTGCAGCAGGAACTGAATGCCAGAGGGGCCAATCTGGCTGTGGACGGCATAATGGGGCCGAAAACGCAGGCCGCTTATGATCAGCTTATGGGCACAGGGGCAAACAACCCGACGCGCAGCCTGTCAAGCGGCCGCACATGGTACGTTCCGGATGTTGGCACCGCAGCCGGACGGGCGGCACTGTCGGCACTGAGCCAGATGCGGTAAAGACAGGAGGATCTTATGGGGTATCGTTTTCTGGATGATTACGACCCGCAGAAGGAAAAGAAAAAGAAACAGCAAAACGGGGCGCCTTCCGCGCCCCGTTCCGGCAATTCTTCCAATCCTTTTGCGGTGAACAACAAAAAGCAGGTCGCGCCGTCTGCGGGAAGTACGCAGACAGCACAGAGTACGCGCACCACGCGGGGCACCGCTCTGGGCGGCAGCGCCGCAACACCGGTACAGATGCCAAAGCAGGTGACTGTGCCGAAGCTGACAAAGGCTGCTGCCGCGCCGGTCCAAAAGGCCACGGCACCGCAGCAACTGAAGCTGCCCACCATTCAGGCCTTCGGGGCCGGGGACTATTCCAGGGCGGGCAAGGCCATGGACCGGGCGGCCAAAACGGTGGCGGCGGGCGCATTGGGTGCGGCTGCGGGCGGTGCGGAGATCGCCGGGCAGTTCCGCCCCACTACGGGGCAGCAGAGCCTGGGGCAGTTCTCCGGCTTCGGTGATCTGGGCCGGGCGGTGCGGGAAAACCGGACAAAGGGTACGGACATCAGCGAGAGCATCCGGCAGCAGGAGCAGCAGCGGCGCGTACGGCAGAAGCTGAGCCAGCAGAAGATCTTCGGCGCGGCGGACCGCCTGACGGAAAGAGGACAGCAGTACGAGCAGGAGGCCAAGCAGGGCCTTGGCACGGTGGGACAGTTTCTGGTGGACATGGGTGTGACCGGCACGCAGATGGCCGGGGACATGCTGGCAAACCTGATCCTGCCGGGCAGCGGCCTTGCCATGATGGGGATGCGCTCCTACGGCCAGGCGGCGGGGGAGGCCCGCAGAGAGGGCAAAAGTGAGCAGCAGCAATTCCTGGCCGGACTGAAGAGCGCAGGCATTGAGGTGTTCACGGAAAAGATGTTCGGCGCGTTCTCGAAGGTCTACGGCGGCGCGGCGGCGGATGAGCTGATCGAAAAGATGGTGGGAAAGCTGACCGGCAACGCCACCGGACAGGCGCTGCTGACGTGGATGATCAACGCCGTGGGCGAGGGCGTGGAGGAAGTGACCAGCGACCTGCTGAATCCGCTGGCGGATCGGCTGCTGGGGCTGGACGACGGCAAAGGCCCCATCTGGTCCGTGGACGATCTGGCACAGTGGGGCTATGACTTCCTGCTGGGCACCGCCATGGGCACGCTGGGCGGCGGCACACAGCTGGCGCGAGGCGTGCGGCAGGGGCAGGCACAGACGGCGGAGAGCCGCTATTATGACGATCTCCGGCGGAACGGATTGGGCAGCGCCGCGGCGGCGGAGAACTCCCGGCGGGCCAGCGACGCCATGGAGAGGATCATGCCCAGAGCGGACGGACTGCGGATGCCGCAGCTGACCACATATGCGGAGCGGCAGGCGGCGGAATATCGTGGGAAAAAGCCGCAGAATGTCAACGATCCACGAATTGGCAGGCTGGAGCTTTCATCCGAAAAATATAACCCGTCCGGCGCTGATGTCAGCACCGTGTACGGCAACCGTTACCGGCAGCAGGTGAAGGAGGACGCTATCCGGCGGCTGGGTATCGCGGATGGAAAACCCGCCTATCTGGTGGCGTCCAATATCACGAAAAACGGACAGGAATACTATGTTGACGTGACGAAAGCGTCCTTGAACAAGATGCTTTATACACGGGAACATGAAATGCTGCCGCTTGAAAGAATTCTGCTTGTGGATAACTTGGAAAAGGCAATCGACAATAGCTATTGGGCCGAAAGCAACGGAGATAGAAAAAGCCGCCCACAGATAGACGGCTTTGACACGCTGCGAACCAGCTTCTATGTCGATGATATCCCGTACTACGCAGATATCAAGGTGAAAGTCGTACAAGGGAAGAACGGCGCTGATCCGCAAAATGTAGTTTACTTTTTGGAGCCGGAGGAAATCACGTCAATAAAAAGAGTAGATGCACCGTCCCCTACAGGAGCGCTACTCGAACGCAACATAGTCTTCAGGGACGGTACATCTACCGTTGAGACAAGTGTACCACGAAGTGGAACAGGTGTCAATACGCAGGGTATGCAGAATGGCAGCGAATATGCGGCCAATAGGCTGCGTATGCCCCGGCTGACGGATGAACAGGGCCGAACCTATGAGGAACGGCAGGCGGCGCAGAGAGCGGCGCGTGTCGATAATCTGGTGAATAATATCGACGCGCTGCACGAAGCCGTTGACAACGGCCTGCGGAGCCCGCGCCTGACCACCTATGAAGAGCGCACCAGAGCCAAGACGGAGGCCGAAAAGACCGGCGTCCGAGACCGCGTGCGTCAGATGGACGCCATGACCGACGCGGCAGCGGAGCGAGCCACAGAGCAGAGAGCACGGCAGGAACAGCTGGGCCGGGAAATGCCGGAGGCACTGAAAAAGCTGGGGGTGGAACCGTTCGGCTCGGAAGCTGACTATGCCGGTGCGGACAGCTTGGCACAAAGCGTACACGGGAACAGTTCCGCCCGAAAGCAGATGCAGAAGCAGATGAGCAAGATACCCGCCACAGAGAAGGAACGCACTTTTGCCCGGAGGCTGGCAGACGGCACACTGGACGCGGGGGACATCCCGAACACAGTGAACCGGGAAACAGTGGAAATCCTGGCGGACTATTACCGCACCATAGACACGGCTCCGGAAACCATGCTGCTGCGGCAGCGGCGAGCGGCCATCTTCGAGAGAGAGGAGTCCAAGATGGAGCCGCTACTGGGCATGGATGTGGCCTATGATGAAGGCGGACTGCGGACGGATCCGTCGGGCCTGAGAAAGCCCAGCGGCAAGATCGCCAAGCAATTCAGTGCATTGCGGCGCAACCTACAGACCCCGGCACGTATCTGTGCCACGGAATGGGGACCGGAGCATGGAAAGAAGGTCTATGAAACGCTGTTCTATCCGGTGACGGAGAACAACGGGCGGCAGATCGACTGGGTCAATTCCATGCTGGACCGGGTGCGTACCTTCAAGGACAGCGAGGGCAACGACCGACCACTGAACCGCAAGGAGCGGGAACTGGTACAGAAGATCGTGGAATACCGGGCATCCGAAAAGCGGGTGAACGCATTTGATACGCAATACAAGGGAGCGGTGGACAATGTGCGGAACGGCGCTTCGGCGGCGGATGCCGCCAAGGAGTTTGGTATCGATCCATCTTATCAGGAGTACCAGGACCTACAAAACTACCAAACCTACCTGAAAGCGCTGGATGAGTTGAACGACAGCAAAAGCGCTGACAGCACAGCAGTCAGCAAGGCGGTGGAGGCATACAGCGGGCTTTATAAGAAACTGTATGAGGGAATCAACAGCTTCCTGGTAGCCCACGGATATCAGACCATCGGCTTTATCGAGGGTTACGCGCCGCACATGCAGCCGGAGGCGGAGAAAACCGCTTTTTCCAAGGCACTGAAGCTGCTGGGGCTGGACGATACGGCCATGAGCCTGCCCACATCCATTTCCGGCAAGACCGCCGACCTGAAGCCGTATAAACAGTATAACCCATTCTTCCAGGAGCGGCACGGTGTCAACACGGAATACGATATCGCCAAGGGTTTTGAGGATTATGTGTATTATCTGGGCAACATCTTCTTTCACACAGATGATGTCATGCGCATCCGCACAGCGGAAAAGTACATCCGCAAAACCTACAGCAGCGAGGAAGCCAGCGAGCAGATCAGCTGGGCGGAGAACGCCCGAAACTTCGCGGATGACCAGATCGCGGACTTTCTGCGTATGAATGGTGTGATTCAGAAGGGAACAGAGCTGGCGGCGGGGGACGCCAGAGTTTTCCTGGAGGATTACATCGGCAAGCTGTACGACCAGATCGGCAACGTGACGCGGTACAGCGAGATGGCAAAGTATCTGGATAACTATGCGAACAGGCTGGCGGGCAAGCAGAACATGGTGGACCGCGGCGCGGAGGCGGCCACGGGGCGCGGATCGCTGAACTGGATCAATACCCTGACGGGCAAGTATGGCGGGGCCAAGCTGGCTTTTAACGTCAGCTCGGCGCTGAACCAGACGTCACAGATCCCCATGGTGGCGGTGGAGAACGGCGAGGGGATCACGGCGCGTGCCATA